TTTAGATCAGGACGAGTTGATTGCTTTTTATCAGCGCAACGGGTTTGAGTTTCAGTATCCCGACCCAACTAACCCCGAACCTATTTTGGACATGATACGTGAGCCGCGGCCCACGGCCCCTAAGTCAACCGGGCTGTTAGGCGGCGACAAGCCGCAACGCTTTTATCACGGTACAGGGGCAGAGTTCAAAGAGTTTGACCCGGACGCACCGTATACTTTTGTAGCGGATACCCCAAGTTCAGCAGAATATTTTGCAGGGGATGTTTTAGATGGAACACCTAATATACGCCCGGTGTATCTTAAAGATGCAAACTTTTTTGATGTTGATAATCCAGATCACATTAAACAACTTAGAGAAAGCGATTTCTACCAGAAAAACAAAGAAGAATTAGACGGCTTTGCTATAGATGAGGATGTTGATTTTATAGGGGCGGTTGAAGCTGGGAGATACGATTCGATAGAGGATTCCGGTGTAATAGATTGGATGAAATCGAATGGTTTTGATGGTTTTAGCACTTACGAGCAGGATGGCAAAAACTATGCCGTGTTTGACGTAAACAACATCGTTCCCGGTGTAGTTAAGAAAAAAGAAGGCGGCGTAATAACTTTGGCCGACGTAGCGCGAAACATGAACCGCGGCCCACGGGGCATTGCATCCCTTGCGTCAACAGCTAGGAATATGAACCGGCCTATGGTAAGTTAGGTCTAGAGGAGACAACAGATGGCGCGTAAACCAATTGGCGGTTTGATGGACACAAATGTTCCGTCGCAGCTTGATATGGACGATTTATCGGCTGAAGTGGAGCTAGAGGTTCCCGGCAGCATGGACAATGTCGTATCTTTTGAGGGTATGGCGGAAGGCATGGATATTGAGATTTTGCCGGAAGACGACGGTGGCGTAACAATTGATTTTGATCCGTCTGATCAACGAGGTGAAAACGACGACTTTTACGCTAATCTGGCTGAAGAAATACCGGATCGGGAACTGTCTCGTATTTCGGGTGAATTGTTAAGTGAGTATGATGCTAATAAAGCAGGAAGGCAGGATTGGGAAGATGCTTATGCAAACGGTCTTGAACTCCTTGGGTTCAACTACGAAGAGAGGACCCGGCCTTTTAGAGGGGCTTCTGGGGTTACGCATCCGTTGCTTGCCGAGGCGGCTACGCAATTTCAAGCGCAGGCGTTCAATGAGTTGTTGCCAGCCAGTGGCCCCGTGCGAACTGCTATTATGGGAAGCGAAACAAGAGAAAAGCAAGCTCAGTCGCAACGCGTAAGGCAGTTTATGAACTACTATGTCACGAGTGTAATGGAAGATTACACCCCGGACATGGATCAGATGCTGTTTTATTTACCGCTAGCGGGAAGCACTTTTAAAAAGGTGTACTATGACGAGACTTTGGGCCGAGCGGTAAGCAAGTTTATACCGGCGGAACACCTTGTTGTGCCTTATGAAACCTCAGATTTAGACACTTGCCCCAATATCACGCAGTCTCTCCGCATGTCTCTTAACGACTTGCGTAAAAAACAGGTTTCGGGGTTTTATTTAGATATTCCGGTTCTCCCCGCGCAGAACGAAGAAACCTCTGTAAGTGGTGAATTAGACCGCATTGATGGTGTGAGCCCAACTCAGATTGATTATGATTGCACTATTTTGGAGTGTCATGTTGATTTGGACCTTGAGGGTTATGAAGAAACCGATGAGGATGACGAACCGACCGGTATTAAAGTACCATATGTTGTAACAATTAGTTATGACAACGGCCAGATATTGTCTATCCGCCGTAATTATCGTGAAGAAGATGAGTTAAAGCGCAAAATTCAATATTTTGTGCATTATAAATTCCTCCCGGGCTTTGGTTTCTATGGTTTGGGTCTTATTCACACAATTGGCGGTCTGTCACGGACTGCCACGGCGGCACTGAGGCAGCTAATCGACGCTGGTACGTTGTCCAACCTCCCAGCGGGTTTCAAAGCCCGTGGGCTTCGTATCCGAGACGACGATGAGCCGCTTCAGCCCGGGGAGTTCAGAGACGTGGACGCACCCGGAGGGGCTATTCGTGACAGCCTTATGCCGCTGCCATTTAAAGGACCGGACCAGACATTGTTTGCTTTGTTGGGCTTTGTTGTTGATGCCGGTCAGAGGTTTGCGACCATCACAGACATGAAAGTTGGTGACGGAAACCAAAATGCTGCGGTCGGAACGACTATTGCGATGCTGGAACAAGGCTCACGGGTAATGAGCGCGGTGCACAAGCGCCTGCATTACGGCATGAAACAAGAATTTAAGATTCTGGCTCGCGTAATGAGCGAGAGTTTGCCGCAGGAATACCCTTATTCGGTAGAGGGCTCTGACAATACTGTAATGCGGTCTGATTTTGATGATCGGGTGGATATAATCCCGGTATCTGATCCAAACGTATTTAGTCAAGCTCAACGTATTGCGGTGGCACAAACCAAGCTACAATTGGCTGGTGCGGCCCCAGAGTTACATAACATGTACGAAGTTTATCGCGACATGTACGACGCACTCGGAGTACGGGACGTTGATCGAATAATGAAACGTATTCCTGACGATGAGCCAGAGCCAAAAGATCCTGCCCAAGAAAACATAGATGTTCTGGATATGGTGCCTCTTAAAGCTTTTGAGGGTCAGGAGCATGAAGCTCATATTATGGCGCACCTTGTTTTTGGCGCGTCCCCAATGATAGGCTCTATGCCTCCAATGGCTATGGAGCTACAAAAGCATATCATGGAACATGTAAAAATCTCTGCTCGGGAACAAGCTGCGGTTCAGTTTATTCAACAGCGTCAAGCGGTAGGCGGAGAAGCGGCGACAGAGGAAGAGATGCTGGCTATCGAAGGTATTACTGCTCAATTTGTGGCGCAGGGTATGCAGATGGTTCAGAAGATGTCCCAGCAGGTATCCGGCCAAGGGCCTGATCCTTTGGTTCAGCTTAAAGAGAAAGAGCTACAGATTAAGGCGCAAGCCGAGCAGGCAGACGCTCAAGTGGATCAGGCCAAGCTTAACCTTGACGCCCAGAACCAAAGAACGAGAGCAGATCAATTCCAACAACGTCTGGCGAGTCAAGAGCGCCAAACATCAGCGCGTATCCAATCGGCTATGGAACGTGAAATGGTTAAACAGAGAGGTAGAGAAGGATGAAAAGCGTAGTAAAGATTGTAACCAACACCCCAGAGAAAGCCCCTGCGCCAAAAACGTATGCTCAGATTGATGATCAGGGTCGTATCCCTTATGGGAAAACCGCGGAAGTTAAAATACCTACCACTATGAAACGGATGAACGCCCGTGGGATGGGTGCTGCAACACAAGGTGGAAAATATAACGGCTGTGCCTAACAGGCACAGTCTAGCTTGGGGGCGAAATGATAGCAGAAACGCTGGCTGGTATAGCACTGGTCCAAAAATCAGTGGAATTTATAAAATCGAATATTGAAACAGCAAAAGACATTTCTTCACTCGCGTCAAGTATTGATGATTTGTTCACTGGCGAAAAACAAGTACAGCAAGCTAGAGCGAAGAAGTCTGGCACGGGTATAGGAGATCAATTTGGTGTTGACACTGTAGCTAAAGAAATCATTGACGGACGTATCGCCGCAGAAAACCTCGCTGAAGTCGCTAGGCTTGTGGACTTCCGTTTTGGGCATGGAACATGGGCGGGCATCATAGCAGAGAGAGCAAAGCGTATCCAAGAAGCGAAGGAATTAGCTGCCGCAGCTAGACGAAAAAAAATACAAGAAGCCAGAGAGTTTGAAGAATCAATAAAGCAGTTTGCTTTGATTAGCGGCATAACTTTAATGGTGGTGGTATTACTTTTAGGGCTGGCTTGGCAAATAGCATGACGCAAAAGAAACTTGAAAACGGAAGCCGCTTTGATAAATACGACATGGACGGTGACGGCGTGGTAAGTGACGAAGAGATTGCCCGCGAAAAAGAAATAGTTGAAATGGAGCTACGCGAGGAAAAGAGCGCGGCTCAGAAACGCATGGCGTGGGTCGCTATAGCTAGCATGATTTCTTTTAGCATATTTCTTTTTTTACCGATTGTGTCAGATAGTAGAGTCAAAGCTTTGGCAGATTTATTGGGTCTGTTTTACATTGCACAGGCGGGCGTCGTAGGTGCGTATATGGGCACAACAGCTTGGATGAGTAAAAAATGATTATGTGGGATATGCACAACAGAACAAATAAGGATCGAGCCGAGAAGAACAGGGGTAAGTGATATGTATCAGGCTCTTGTACTTGCTTGTATGGTTTTTCAGCCAACTGTATGCTGGCAACTGGAAGATCAGCTTGGGCCGTACAAAACCTATGAAAAATGCGAAGCTAGGGCTATGGAAATGTCTAGAGATGTTCACTTTCACATGAGGGGTTATCGCCCTATTTCTTGGAAATGTCAGGCCCTACCAAAAGGAAAGTTAAGCACATGACAGATGAAGGCAAGAAGCCCGTTCAAGTAACGGTGGGCCAGAACAGTTTTGAGCTTGTGTTAAGAATTTTAGGAAATGAGTTTATTGCAATAAAAATTGGCTCCACAAACTTCAGTGGGAAGTTGATAGCGGGTTCAATTTTACTGTTATTTTTTACCTTTGTTCTTTTAGAGGTTTTTGGGCTGTCTAAAGTATTAGGGATAGAGTAGGAGCTAAAAACATGATTAGCCTATTAGGTAGTATATTAGGTTTCGGAACATCTTTTCTTCCAGAGGTTTTGAACTTCTTTAAAGCGGGGCAAGAGCATAAGCAAAAACTGGAAACCATGAAAATGGAAGCCGAGCTTATGGAAAAAAGGTCTGCGCTAAAGTTACAAGAATTAGACAAACAGGCGGACATAGCGGAAACAAAAGGGATTTACGAGCATGACCGATCCATTGATGCAGGAGGTTTTGTTAATGGCTTGCGCGGTTCTGTACGCCCTGTCATAACGTATGCTTTCTTTTTGATGTTTGTAGCTACCGAAGTGGTAATTATTGTCAAAGTGTTAGAAACTGGCGGAGACTGGAAAGACGCAGTAGGGTTAATGTGGACCCCGGAGTCGCAAGGTTTGTTTGCTGCAATCATGTCTTTTTGGTTCGGTAACCGTGCGGTAAGCAAATATATGAAAGGCCGTTAAATGGAGGTTAATTTTTTTAAAAGCCTTGAGATGGTGCTGCACCACGAAGGTGGATTTGTGGATCACAAAGATGATCCCGGAGGCGCAACTAACAAGGGTATCACGCATAAAACTTATGCGGACTTTTTAGGGCGACCGTTAGAAGATGTTAGCGAGCTTAAAAACATTCCCGAAGAGCATGTGCAGTTGATCTACAAAAACGGGTACTGGGACAAAATAAAAGGCGATGAGCTCCCGGGCGGCGTAGATTTCTGTGTGTTTGACTGGGCCGTGAACAGCGGTCCGGGACGTGCGGCCAAGGCACTGCAAAAAATAGTCATGGTATCGCAGGACGGGGCTATCGGCCCGAAGACATTAATTGCGGTAAGTGAGATGACGCCCACCGAGATTATAGAAAATATGACTAAGCAAAGAATAGAGTTTTACAAAGAGCTAGGAACTTTTGATACTTTTGGCCGCGGATGGTTGCGTAGGGCAAAAGAAACGCGTGACTTTGCTTTGGATATGATATAAAAATATATCAGATTTAATGCGGAGATATACGAGTGGATGAAATTTATTTTGCGGAAGCGGTTTTACGGATTATCCGGGAACGCCGCCAAGCGGTTCAAGACTTGATACTTTATGACAACGTCAAGAACATGGAGCAGTATCGTGAGCTTATGGGAAACTTAAAGTCCCTTGATCACGTGGAACAGGAACTCAAGAGCCTGCTAGAAAAACAGGAGCAAAGCAATGGCTGATGCACAGAAGGTGGATCTTGAAGGCGCAATGGCGGGAGCATCTAATCTTGCCGCGGCGTACAAAGATGTCACGGACAAAATATTGGACCCCGAATCAATCGGGGGTTCCCTCCTAGAAAGAATGCCAGACCCGACCGGGTGGCGTTTGCTTATTTTACCATATCGCGGAAAAGGAAAAACTGACGGTGGTATTTATTTACCAAACGCGGTGGTGGAAGAACAAACTGTATCCACACAAGTTGGATATGTTTTAAAAGTGGGCGCTTTGGCGTATAAAGACGCGGAAAAATTTCCGCATGGACCGTGGTGCGAGCAGGGAAATTGGGTAATGTTTGCGCGTTATGCTGGCTCCCGTTTTAAAATTGATGGAGGCGAGGTTCGTATCCTTAACGACGATGAAATCTTGGCTAAAATTAATGAACCCGAAGACATTTTGCATTTCTAGGAGTTAAAAATGGCAGATGAAGATCAAATCGAACTAGAGTTGGAAGAAGACTCTGTGGAAATAGAGGTTTCTGAGAGTGCGGGGAAAGACGCCCAGCACACGGCAGACGCAGACGATAATTTTGATAGAGCGGAAAGCGCAACGCAAAAGCGTATTGACCGTTTAACAAAAAAAATGCGCGAAGCAGAGCGCCAGCGGGAAGAAGCGTTAACATACGCCAAAAATGTTCAGACGGAAGCCGAAAGCTTAAAGTCTCGCATGAACACATTAGACACCCACTATGTTAATGAATATAGCACCCGTGTCGAAACACAAACGACCGCGGCGGAAGAAAAATTAGCGCGGGCAATTGAAATAGGCGACACCGCAGGCGTTGTTGAAGCACAACGCATGATCACAAAACTTGCTATTGAAAACGATAGAGCTCAACAGGCCCGTATTCAACAAGAACGCTACGCGCAGCAAGTTCAGGCACAACGGGAACTTCAAGTGCAGTCTCCCATGCCGCAGCAGCAGCCTAGACGCCCAGACAGAAAAGCAGAAGAATGGGCGGCTAAGAATGACTGGTTTGGCAACGATGAAGCGATGACTTATGCTGCTTTTGGGGTTCACAAAAAACTTGTGGAACAAGAAGGGTTTGACCCGCAAGCCGATGAGTACTATAATGAATTAGATAGGCGTATGCGGGAAGAATTTCCGCATAAGCTTAACGGTGGTAGCAAACGGCCCGCTCAGACGGTTGCTTCAGTATCCCGCAGTACATCTGGGCGCAGTAGTGGGAGAAAGGTTAGACTCACCCCTAGCCAAGTCGCAATAGCGAAGAAATTGGGTGTGCCGCTTGAAGAATACGCGAAATACGTGAAGGAGTAAGTTACATGACCGAAGAAAATTTTGAAGGCTCAGTAAAACGTGCCCCTCGCGCAACACAAACTAGGGAGAAGACGGCTAGGCGTAAGCCGTGGGCTCCCCCGTCTATGTTAGATGCACCGCCTGCACCGGATGGGTTCAAGCATCGTTGGATCAGGGCTGAAACCCGTGGTTACGACGATACAAAGAACGTAAGCGCGAAAATGCGCGAAGGTTGGGAACTGGTCCGTAAGGACGAATTTCCAGACTTTGAGGCCCCGGTAGTCGAATCAGGAAAATATGAGGGTGTGTTTGGAGTAGGTGGCTTAGTTCTGGCCCGTATCCCTATGGAAACGATCGCCGAGCGAACAGCATATTTCCAGCAACGGAATGCTGATCAATTGGAGGCCGTGGACCATGATTTAATGGGCGCGAACTCTCATTCAACCATGACGATTAATAAACCCGATCGTCAATCTCGTGTAACTTTTGGCGGCCCACAAAAATAAGGGTCGCCCTGATTGGAGTAGAAAAAAATGGCAAACCAAGAAACTGCCTACGGTCTACGTCCTATCGGGCTTGTTGGAAGTGGCGTAAATTCTACCGGTGTAACCGAGTATGAAATTGCCTCTAACAACACCAATGCTATTTTTCAATTTAGCCTCGTGGTTCCTACCACGGCGGGCGTAATTGATCAAGCTGGCGCTACAGACGGCGGCACAACACCAGCACTTGGGGTCCTGATGGGCGTACAATACCACGACTCAGTACAGAAAAAGCCTGTGTGGCTTAATTACTGGCCGGGTTCTGGTTCAGTTAGCGTTGACACCAACTATCCTGTAAAGGCTATGGTTGCTGACAACCCAAACCAACTGTTCAAAGTCGCATCTGATGCAACACTTACCGACCGTGCAACTGCACTGGCGGCGGTGTTTGGAAATGCGTCCTTGGGCACATCAGCCCGCACTGGTTCTACCAACACAGGTAGCTCCGATAGTGCGCTCAACGTGGCGTCTATAGCGGCCACGGCTACTCTTCCACTGCGTATCGTTGGTCTTGTCGAAGACGAAGCCAACAATGATTACACAGCGGCGGGTATTCCGTTGATTGTTCGCATAAACGCACACTTTAACGCAACCACCAGCCGTTTTGACTCGCAGACTACTGCGACATCAACTGGCCTTTAAGGGAGGGAGTAGATAATGGCTATTTCTCGCGCACAATTAGCGAAAGAGCTAGAACCCGGCCTGAATGCCTTGTTCGGTCTTGAGTACGATCGCTACGAAAATGAACACGCTGAAATCTTCGATGAAGAGTCTTCAGATCGTGCATTTGAAGAAGAGGTGATGCTCGGTGGTTTCTCAACAGCACCCGTTAAAGGTGAAGGCACTGCCATCAACTTTGACTCCGCTCAAGAGACTTACACAGCACGGTACACACATGACACAATCGCTCTGGCTTTCTCAATCACAGAAGAAGCTATCGAAGATAACTTGTACGACCGTCTAGCTGGGCGTTACACAAAAGCTTTGGCTCGTTCAATGGCTCAGACAAAGCAAATCAAAGCTGCGTCAATTTTGAACAATGCTTTTAATACCGCTAACCCGATTGGTGATGGGGCCGCACTTTGTTCCTCCGCTCACCCATCACTTTCAGGAAACCAGCGTAACATCCTAAATGTTACCGCAGATTTGAATGAGACTTCTCTTGAACAGATGCTCATTGATATCGCAGGTTTAACTGATGAGCGCGGTTTGAAGATTGCTGTACGAGGCATGAAATTGGTTATCCCAAAAGAACTGCAATTCATTGCAGAGCGGGTACTAAATTCAAACCTACGTTCAGGAACAGCCGATAACGATGCAAACGCCATGAAGAACATGGGTATGTTGCCTGAGGGAGCGGTTGTTAACCACTTCTTGACAGACACCGACGCCTTCTTCATTAAGACGGATGCACCTAACGGCTTTAAGTACTTCAACCGTTCTCCAATCAAAACTGCGATGGAAGGTGATTTTGACACCGGAAACATGCGGTTTAAAGCCCGTGAGCGTTACAGCTTCGGCGTTTCAGATTGGCGTTCAGTGTTTGGTTCAGGCACTTAATTAACCGTTTGGTTAAAATAACTTCCCGAGAGGGCGGCAGTTGCCGCCCTTTCTTTTTTCATGTATAGTAAAACATACCTGACAGCCCCAGTGGGGGGCTGACATTAGCCACGACAGGAGTAAACAATGGCGACAACTACTTTTTCCGGTCCTATTAAGGCCGGAACAATCAAAAACACAACAGGAACCACTGTCGGAACAGACGTAGTAAACACGGGCTTTGTTCTTATGGGACAATCCATTTTGGTGGATATTACCGGCGCGAGCGAGCTAAACCAAGTTTGTGCGACAGTTCCAGCAAATTCACAAATTGTGGACGTTGTTCTTAATGTAACCACTGCAAACGATGACACTGGCGCAGCCACTGTTTCTGTCGGCACTGACGCTGATCCGGATGCCTTTTTGGCGGGGGTGGACGTAAAAACCGTGGCGACAACTCGTGGAACTCTCGACACAGAAGCTACAAATGTAGGCGCGACTGATCTTCAGGTTCTAGCTGACTTCACGGGTGCAACCGGAGACGGTACTGGCGTTGCAACGGTTACGGTGCTTTATATGCAGAACCGAAACCTCGTATAACAGGAGGCCAAAATGGCAGGTTCTGACGTAAAGTCAAAGCGTTTGACAGGGGTAGGCTCCGCTGGAGTCGGCCCCGCTCGTATTCGTCAGGTCCAGATAAAAACCAGCGCAGGAACTCCACGCCTTACCCTCACTAACGGTAATGGCGGAGAGACTGTGCTGGACATGGACCTAGACGCAGATGACACCCATTCAGTAAACATTCCAGATGAAGGGATCAGGGTATCTGATATTTACATAGAAACTTTTACCGCGTGTACGTCTGTAACAGTTTTTTTTAGCTAGGAGTTTCTTATGGCTTCCGACATAAAAGCAGTATATTTAACGGTTTCGGGGACCGTTTTTGCGGGTCGTTCCCGTGTAAAAGCCATTCATTACCATTCAAACGCTGTTACGGGGGAAATAATTTTAAGGAACGGCGGAGCCGCAGGAGACGTAAAACTTCAACTTGGTTTCCACCAAAACACCGATGACAGCATTTATATCCCTGACGAAGGGTTACTTTTTACCGAAAGTTGTTACGCGGAGCTAACAGACATGGACAATATCACCGTTTTCTTTAACTAGGGTTTTTTTCATGGCAACAATAAAAAATGTGACCCGAACACCTTCCGGAAGAATTAAATATAGGGGTGAAACTTTTGCTGGATATAACAAGCCTAAACGGACTCACGGAAAGCCAAAGAAAAGCGCGGTTTTGGCTAAAAAAGGTGATCAGGTCAAGCTGGTCCGGTTTGGCGACCCCGACATGTCTATTAAGAAGGATCAACCGGCACGTAGATCAAATTTTAGATCAAGACATTCCTGTGACACCGCAAAAGATAAATTTTCTGCCAGATACTGGTCTTGCAAGGCGTGGTGAGGTGGAAATGACCCCAGAAGAAGTGTTGCGGCAGCTTGAAAAGCACGAAGAATCTTGCGATAAGCGTTACGAAGACATTCAAAACAGGCTTGAAAAATTAGATAACCGGCTCTGGTGGATAGTCGGTTTAGTTGTACTTGCGCCATTTTTGCAGAGGTTGTTGTAGTGGCTTATTCTAGAAAGTCAAAAAGCGCTTCTTCTAAAAGCAAAGGAAGCAAGATTTGCCCTGAAGGAAAATCGTGGGCTAAACGTACTTTTGATACGTACCCTTCGGCGTATGCTAATTTAGCGGCGTCTAAATATTGCAAAGACCCTAATTACGCCAAGAAGTCCAAAGGCGGCAAAAGGAAGGGTTAAAAATAATGGGGAAATTACAGGAGTGGTTAGATGAGGATTGGGTCAGAATTGATAGCAAGGGCAATATCGCGGGGTCGTGCGGTACGTCAAAGAATAAGGGTAACCCTGATCGTTGTTTGCCTAGACGTAAAGCTCAAAGTCTTACAAAAACGGAACGCGCTTCTACAGCGCGTAAAAAGAAGCGTGAAGGAGCTAAAGGAAAGCAGGTTGTGGCAAACACTAAGGCTGCCAAAGTAAAGAAAATGGCGTCAGGCGGTGCGGTGTCTTATGAAACAACACCCAAAAGACCTTTTCGTGGTAGAAACATCCCCGGTACGGCGGTGGGAAGAGGATGCGGGGTTGTTTTAGCAAATCGCAGAAAACGCACAAAAGGGTCGGTAGTTCAAACATGAATATGATGGTTTTCAATACCGCTAAAGAGCAAGAGATATGCCAAGAAATAATGGCGTGGTCTGACCACACATTAGGTGCACCAAATGATTTTTATAACGGCTTGCCCGCATGTCCTTATGCACAAAAAGCGTGGGCGGATGAAAAAGTAGCTATATTATTCAAGTATGACAAAAACTTACAGGCGTTGTACAGCACATTGTCGCAATGGGAAGATTCGTTAGATCTTGTTATTATAGTAGACTTAAATTTTTCCGAAGACCCCGATACTTTTCACGATACTTTAAATGATTTAAACAAAGCTATTTCAAAAGGTGTTTTTATTGATCGGGACATGTGGGTGATGGGATTTCATCCGCACGACGAGGCTAATGATTTTATAGACGATAATACTTTTACTCATTTAGTAGAAGACGAGTACGCAATGATTTTTGTTCAGCGATTGTCTAAAGTGCAAGAATCAGCAGACAAACTTGCCGAAAAGGGCTACTATGATAATTATTTAGAAGAATATAACGCGGCGGAGCTATTTGAAGAAAGAGCCGATTTTTACAGGAGATTAAAAAATGGCAATGAAACCACGTAAAATGATGAAAAAAGGCGGCATGGTTAAGAAAATGCGCGGCGGTGGTATGGTTAAGAAAATGCGCGGTGGCGGCATGGTTAAGAAAATGCGCGGCGGCGGTATGGTTAAGAAAAAGTAAGAAATGACTGTTTCTGGTAACACAAATTTTGAGTTAGATGTATCCGATTACATTGAAGAGGCTTTTGAGCGGTGTGGCTTAGAGGTCCGTACTCAGTACGACTATAAAACGGCGCGGAGATCCATTAATCTGATGCTGGCCGAATGGGCTAACCGTGGTCTTAACCAATGGACGATAGCCCAAAGGACGCAAACTTTAATCGCTGGAACGGGGGAATATACTTTAACCTCTGACACAATTGATATACTTTCCGTGGTCCTTCGACGGGATGGGACAGATTTGTCTTTAACCCGTATGAGCAGAGACGAGTATCTCAACATCCCCGTCAAATCAACGCAAGGCCGCCCGTCGCAATTTTTTCTAGATCGGCAGATAGCGCCCGTACTAAGATTATGGCCTACGCCGGAAAACGGGTCCGACATAGTTGTTTATGATGCTTTGACGCGAATGGATGACGCGGACACCTTGCTTAACACCATTGAAGTACCGTTTCGTTTATACCCCTGCTTGGCCGCGGGACTGGCTTATTACATATCTATTAAACGAGCCCCTAATCGAGTACAACTTTTAAAAGCCATTTACGAAGAAGAGTTTGAACGAGCTATGTCAGAAGACAGAGACCGTTCTTCCTTTAACGTGGTTCCGCAATATCAATACTTTAGGACAAGCTAATGTCTGGGTTTTCCGTAGGAAAAAACTCTTATGCTATATCCGACCGATCCGGTTTGCGATATCGCTATAAAGACATGCGCCGTGAATGGAATGGTCTACTTGTTGGCCCGGACGAGTTTGAGCCAAAACAGCCCCAGCTAGGACCTTTTAGAACAGTGGCTGATCCACAAGCACTTCGGGACGCTCGCCCGGACAGAGTCGAGCCCGAGGTGGCTAGGCTATTGGGGTTTAATCCTTTTTTGTCTGGCGAAGTTGGAACAAACATTATAACGGTAACTGAAGTTGCTCATGGGCGCACAACAGGCAGTATAGTGAGGTTTAGAAATGTTTTTGGGTTTGACGGGTTTACTAAAGAGGTTATTGAATCTGCTGCTGGGTACGGTATTACGGTTTCCGATCAAGACAAATACACTTTTACGGCAACCTCTGGGACAGCAACCTCCGGAAATACACGAGGCGGTGGTCAAAATGCGTCCGCTGGACCGGTGACATTGGTGAGTTAAATGGGATACACATACGAACAATTAAAACAGGCTATTCAAGATTTTACCGAAAACACGGAAACGTCTTTTGTCACTAACATACCAAACTTTATCCAAAGTGCCGAGGATAGAGTTTTTGGACTAGTGGATTTAGAGGTTTTCCGCAAAAATGCAACCTCTACGTTGAGCGTCGGAGACCCTTATTTAGCTGTTCCATTAGATTATCTAGCCCCATTTTCTTTTCAGCTAACAAGTGCCGGGGTTAAAACATTTCTTGAAATGAAGGATGTCAATTTTCTTCAGCAATACAACAACGAAAGTAATGTTATTCCGGCTCCTCCGCCAAAATACTACGGTGTATTTGATGTAAATAACTTTATTTTGTCGCCAACTCCTCAGACGGCATACACGGTTGAGCTTCATTATTATTATAGACCACTAAGCTTAGTAGAGGAGCTTATAACAATTAACTTAACCGGGATTTCAGGGGTGTTTACCCCCGGGGAGTATGTTACCGGTTCTTCTAGTCAAACCACCGCGCAAATAAGTGAAGTCTCCGCAACAAATATTAAAGTATCTCCTAAAACCCTTTCCGGGACAGGTTTCTTAGGGCTTAACGTGGGCACGGGGGCAGCTTATGGGACAACGGAAACCATTTCGGGCCTATCCAGCGCGGCATCCGCAACTTCCGCCCAAATTACCACCCCTACCACATGGTTAAGTTTAAACGCGCCGAACACTCTTTTGTACGGGTCCTTAATGGAGGCTTATACCTACATGAAGGGGGAGGGAGATATGATGCAGTTGTATGAGCAAAGGTTTATGCAGGAAGTTCAGAGATTAAAAGATTTGGCCGAAGCCAGAGAAAACAGTGACGCAAACCGGCGTGGGCTTCCTGACCGGCCTAGAACATAGGAGAAATTTAAATGGCGAATAACGCAACCACCTATCTAGAAAGAAACATCTTGTTGTTTTTGTTCAACAACAACTCAGGTTCTTTCGCCACTCCGGGGGACAGCCTTTATGTCGGGCTAGCCACCGCTGTAACTGACCCCGAAGCTGGGACAGTTACAGAAGCCAACTTTGTTAATTACGCAAGACAAAACGTCACCGCAGCTAATTGGACGGTGACTGGGGCTGGGGTTGACACGCAAACCGCGAAAAACTCTGCCAACATTGATTGGCCTGCTTCAGGGGGAACAACTAACATTATAACACACGCGTTTATTGCAGACGCGGTAACCGGTGGTAATATCCTCTTTATTGGTGCCCTTGACGCTTCCAAAACAATTGAAGATACGGATATTTTTAGAATTAACCTAAACAACTTGACGGTAGAGCTTCGGTAATGGCGCTTGTTTTAAAAGATCGTATTAAAGAAACCACGGCCACAACCGGTACAGGGACGTACACCTTGGCGGGCGTGGTAGACGGGTTTGAAAGTTTTTCGGAAGTAGGTGACACGAACACAACTTATTACTGTTGTACAGACGGTCTTGATTTTGAAATTGGTATTGGAACATATACCGCGTCGGGTACAACATTAGCGAGAACAACTATCCTTCAGTCAACCAACGCAGATGCCGCAGTAAACTGGTCTGCGGGAGACAAAGACATTTTTGTTACGCTCGCCGCGGAAAAACTGGTTTTTGAAGATGCTAGTGGGAACGTAAGCGTAGCCGGAACGGTGGACGGTCGAGATTTAGCTGTAGACGGCACTAAATTAGATGGGATTGAATCGGCCGCGGACGTGACAGACACAACAAATGTCACCGCCGCGGGTGCAGCGATGTTGACGGGAGCCGTTTTCACCGGAGACGTAACTGTACCAAACCTTTTAACCTCTGGAAACATTGATGGCCGGGACATATCTGTGGATGGGGCCAAACTAGACGGTATTGAGGCCAATGCGGACGTTACCGATGTTACTAATGTTGCGGCAACGGGCGCAATGACCCCGGGTTATAGCGGTACTTTTACCATTGCGGATAACGGAACTATTTTTTTTGGGAACGGAAACGACCTCTTTATCACGCATAATGGAACTAACTCTTTAATTAGAGATCAAAACGTAGGCGACCTTCAAATTTCCGGAGCGAACGTAGTACTTCAGTACAGAGCAAGTAATGGAACGCTTACTTCTAGATTAGAATGCGGCCAGTTTGGTTTACAGGTGTATGACGGGTCTACACTGGTATGTGACTTTAATAATGGCGGTGTGACCTACGAACTTGGTATGCAGCAAAATCAAATGAATGTTAAAGAACGGCATCTCACTCCTACTACGGTCGCCGCAATGCAATTCAACGGGTATCAAGCTAGTTCATACTCTTTTACAAGAACAACAAATATCACAAGCATGTTTTTTTCTGGAGTTGCAGGCGCTCAAGCAAGTTCCATAACAATGTATATTTCAGCCAATTCTTCGGGAACTGCGTACACTATTACTTGGCCTAGTTCGGTAAGATGGCCGGGGGGCACCGCGCCTACATTAACCAACACCCCGAACGCGGTGGATATTTTTGTTTTCACAACACATAATGGCGGCACCAACTGGTACGGATTTATTGCCGGTCAGGATATGTCTTAGAAATGTTGCGCGTGGCACACATGCTAGCGGCGTCTGTTGCGGCTGCTCCGCCTCAAATATTTACTTTTACGACCCCGGATGAGGGGCCTTTTGCACCTTCCCAAGCAAGTGTTTTGGCACAACCCGGTTACAGCGGCGGGCCTTTTAATCCGCCCAGTAGTGTTCTTTTAGGTATTCAATACTGGACTGTCCCTACTACGGGGACTTACAGGATTACTGCTAGCGGAGCGTGTGGTAGGACAAACTCTAACTCTTCATTACGCTCAGGTAGAGGTGCCACAGTTCGGGGAGATTTTTCACTAACTCAAAACCAAGTTCTTGCCGTTTTGGTTGGTCAGAGGCCGCCCTATGTCCCTGCCACTGGCAACTTTTCCGGTGGTGGCGGAGGAACTTTTGTGGCTCGGCTAAGTAATCCGGGCAGTCTTACCACGACAGGGGGTAACGCCCTACCTTTGTTAGTGGCTGGAGGAGGTTCCGCGAGTAGAAACGCTACCACTCTTAGCACCACTGTTGCTAGACGAAACGGACAATTTTCCCCAGCAGGTGGACCCGGTAATGGCTCTAGCGGTGCTACGGCGGGACAGTCTCCGGGAGTGGGTGGAGGTTGGACTAGTTCCCGATCAGGGGGTGCAGCCGGTTGGGCTGGAACGGGGTCTCTACACGCTGATACTAGAAATTATTATGTTCCCACCGGGTATCCCGGTCCCGCCACCAGTGCTTCTAGACCCGGGGCGGGAGCCTTTATACAAGCGTTTTCGGGAACTAATGGTGCTATCGGGCAAGGTGGTTTGTTTAACATTACCTTCGACACGGCTGCTCGGCAATCGGGCGGTTTTGGCGGCGGTGCGCCAAGCGCATGGGGCGGAATGGGCGGCGGCGGCGGATATTCTGGCGGCGGCAACGGAGCTAACAACAGTACCGAATATGGCGGTGGAGGGGGAAGTTACATAGACGTGTCTGCAAGTAACGCCACAACCAGCACAGGAGATTGGGCTAGCGGTTCGACATATAGCGGTCATACCAACCATGCAACATTCTCCGGGCGCGTAGCGCTTGGATATTTGAGTTGGATTAGCGCCGGGGAAGTAATTTTAGAACTACTGCCTTAAATTAAAGGGATGAAAAATGGACAACATATGCACGGGATGTAATAATTCTTGCCACAGAGGCATCATTTATGTAGACAATTTTTCAAATGGTTTCACACCACAAGAATATTTTTCTGGCGAAGAAAAAGGTGATGCGGATTGTTTAAAATGCACTTGTCCTGAATGTAGAGAACAACAATGATTAGTGGATTTTCCATTGCGGAAGCTCCGATTTCAGCCGCAGGTGGTGACCCAATAGTTACGGCAGAAGTGGCTATGGTTTTTAATTTTACCCAAACCAGCGATGCGGCCCGAATTAGAACTAGACCCGTAGATATAATTTCCACCTTTATCACCGTCAAAGTAGCCTCGGGGATTATGGCCGGAGCTTCGGACATGAGCTTTAACTTTGTTCAATCATCTTCTGGCGGTAGGTTACGAACAAATGTCGTTTCTTTAAGCAGTGAGTTTGTACAGACCACTTTTGCAAATCGGATACAAGCGGCCCCTGATATAAATATGGAATTTTCGTTTACTCAAACGGCGGTCGGGGGTTTGACTTGGCAAAAGATATCTCCAGTAAAAGTGAATGATTGGTCAAAAATATCCCCCGCAGGTGGGACGTGGACAGAAATAGATACAAATGTTAATGTAGAATCATGGTCTGAAATTCAGCCGTAAAGCTACTAGAAAAAAGGTGGTTTAAATGCCAACAACATATACAGACAACACCGGTATAACAAAACCGGGCCCCGGAGAACAAAGTGGAACTTGGGGGACTACGGTTAATACAAATTTTGATATTATTGACCGTGCTTTAAACGATGTCGGCACAATAACTCTTTCCGGTTCGACGTTTACTCTTACGACGAATAACGGGTCCCTTTCTGATGGGCAGTACCGTACTTTGGTGTTTGTAGGAACATTAGTATCAGACTGCACGGTTACGATTGAT